GTGATGTGGAATCCGTTTAAGAAATCCAAAGCCAAAGAAACAAAGTTTGAATACAAGGTCATTGATTGGACTAAGGTCACTACCACAGAAGATGTTGTCAATATTTTGAGTAATATTGGACTTACTCGCAGAGTCAAAGTCGGTAAGATTGAATGGGAAGATCCAAAATGGAGTAGACTTCTCGGCGATAAAGTTTATACAGAAACTTGGACCAAGTATGGCTGGAAAGATAGTGAGGACAAAGAATGACACCAAATCCTAAAATCCGAGAACTCATTATGAGTATGGGTATTATTCCCGAAAGCGAACACTATGATATTGCCGAGCGAGTGATTAGACAATGTGTAGATATTGCCTGTCAATACGATGAACCAAAAATGAGTGGTCCAGGTATGATTATTGCTGGCAGGATCGAACAACATTTCGGAGTTGAAGAATGAAAGAACGAATTAGAAAACTTATGCTAAAGGCTGACAGAGAAACAGTCTACCACACTGACGACGGATCTCCCTACCTGGTTCGTGAGTTCGATGTTGAAAAGTTCGCCGAGTTGATTGTCAAAGAATGTATCAAGGTAATCGAAACCAATCATCCCGAATTTGATTGTAAAGAATCAGCAGACAATCTTATTCGCCGTGCAGGCAGGATGGATGCTATAGATGAGATTAGCAAACATTTTGAGGTTGAACTATGATTTACGGATGTATATTTGTGGGTTTGTTGGCATGGGGCATCATTAGTTTCTGGTACTTCTTTCATATCGTGGGATATAAATTCAGGAAAGACAAGTGGTATGATTATCCATTGCTGGCACCTGTGCTTGTAATCGCTACCATTGCTGGCTGGACCAGCACACTATTTGGATGGAACAAATGAACCAACGAATTCAAGAACTCATCAAACAAGCAGATGAAAAATTCTCCTGTGAATACAATGGCGACTATACAGTATTCAATAAAGAAAAGTTCGCCGAGTTGATTGTGGAAGAAATGTATGTCTTTATGTGTGATGCTACAGACAACGACAAACCCTGGCCTACTTTCAAAGAGGTTAAACAACATTTCGGAGTTGAAGAATGACAACTAAACAATACGACCGGTTAAATGAAGGTCCGATGGATGAAATTGATGCCGCAATCTGGAGCGGTGATATGTTTCACAATCGTGAGAACATCGCTGACTTTCGCAGTTTAATGGCACGATGGGAACAAGGCTTGAAAGAAGCCGAAGGTATTCTGGACGAATTGGAGAATGAAAATGTTGATTCACAAAAAAGGTAATTTGCTTGACATGGCTGACAATGGTGATTTTGATATCATCATCCAAGGCTGTAACTGTTTCTGTGCAATGGGTGCAGGCCTTGCTCCTCAAATTGCTAAACGCTATCCAATGGCAGAAGGTGTTGATAGCGACACTGTAAAGGGCAGTATTCAAAAACTAGGCAACTGGACTTATGCTTGGAATACTGAGGATCCTAATCATCCTGTGCAGTTTCGTATTATTAATGCTTACACTCAATATGTCACAAGCCAACAAGGTGAAGATGTGTTTGAGTATGCGGCATTTGAATTGATTTTGCGTAAACTCGCACATCAATATGGTGCTCAACGCTACGGTCTGCCCTACATTGGTATGGGTCTGGCTGGTGGCGATAAGAAAAGAATTATGGCAATGATTGAAAACTTTGCCAACGTAATTTCGGCTAAAGGTGGCACGGTCACACTAGTTGAATTCGGTTGAGGTGGCCATGACATATACCTTAAATCTTGCCCAATTACCTGCCGCTCAGTCTGTGGAATTTTTGGTGTGGATAGTCACTAATCAAATTGGAAACTGGGACTCCTTAGCTAGATTCATAGCCAGTGACGAATCATGGCATCACAAAGAAACTATACCATTTGAATGCACGGAACAAGAAGCGATCTGGGTAATGTTGATGTGGTCATGAAGGCTTTTAAGAACCATTTCTGAGTTGAATGATGCCTTCTAACATAGATAAGATATCGTCATCATACCTAATACGCAAAAGTTTGTATCCATTCTTTTCAGCGTATTCGGTTTTGAGTCGGTCTCTTGTTTGTGTTAATTGTAGTTGGTTCTCTTTAGAGATTAGTTTAGAAAAGGAGATTGGGTGGTAATGATATTCTCCATCAAACTCTATTAACAAGTTTTGATCGGGAATATAGAAGTCATATTTTAAGCGACCGTTTTTGGATTTGTAGTATAGGTCAGGGAATGATTTCTGAAACTCAAAATGAATATTATGTTTAGTCAACCAATCGTAAATCTTAACTTCTCCTTTGCTGGGATTACTGTTGAAACAGGAAGGGCAACCAACACCATTACTCCAATGATTAGCAGGAGTAATACTAAAATCGCCGTGAGTAGGACAAGTGATATTAACTTTCTTATGGGCACCCTGATAAACCACATTATCGTAGGTATATCGGTTATTATGAGTTTCGTTGGCTTTCTTAATAAACTCGTCTTTAGGCAGTCTACGACTCAGACCTTTTTGAATAACCCCGCATTTGGGGCAACCGGATTTATTAGTAATATGTCCGACTTTAGATTGTTTGAATTGTCCGTGAATAGGACATATGATTGTATACTTGGGATCAGTCATTTTTACAAGTGAGTAATCATATTTGTTATTATGGATTTTATGAGCGTCATTGATAAACCTGTTAAGATTTTCCTCTTCGGTAAATCCTTGACCACGACATTTTGGACAACCATTACCAGACAAGTGGTTGTTCGGAGTAACCAAAAAGTCACCGTGCTCTCGGCATGTAATGATAACTTTGGTTTTAGCGGTGCGGTAGTCAACTTTGGCATAGTCAAACTTGTCGCCGTGAATTTTCTTGGCTTTATCCAAAAATACTTGATTTTTATTGGTAGTCATTGTATAATGTCACTATGTAGTTCAAGTATTTATCAAATAAGTTCAAGAACTACAAAAAGTCTCCGAGATAGACTTGGAGCAATTTAACTTAAAAGGAACTTTTAATCATGAAACTTTCGCACAACATTATTTTGAACGTGGACTCCTACAAGTGTTCCATGAAATGGCAGTACCCAGCAGGAACTACAGGTGTATATTCGTATATTGAAAGCCGAGGTGGGCGTTACGATAGAACAGTATTCTTCGGACTACAGGCTTTTATCAAGGAATACCTACTTAACCCTATCAGTCAGGCGGATATCGACATTGCTGACGAAATCCTTACCGCACACGGTGAGCCTTTTAACCGAGCAGGATGGCAATACATTCTTGACAAGCACGATGGATACCTCCCAGTTGTCATTCGATCAGTCCCAGAAGGAACAGTGGTTCCTGTTAGCAACGTACTTGCCACAATTGAAAACACTGATCCAGAATGCTTCTGGTTGACTACATGGCTTGAAACAGCCCTGCTTCGCGCAATTTGGTATCCTACTACTGTGGCAACTCAGAGCTGGACTATCAAGCGTGTAATTCTTGACTACCTGGAGAAAACTGGTGACCCTAGTCTTATTGATTTTAAGTTGCACGATTTTGGTGCTCGAGGTGTATCTAGTCTTGAATCTGCCGGTATTGGCGGAGCAGCACACCTTGTCAACTTCATGGGCACTGATACAATTTCTGGGTTACTGTTCGCTCGTGAGTATTACAATGCTGGCATCGCAGGATTTAGTATCCCGGCTGCTGAACACAGTACAATCACAAGCTGGGGTCGTGACAACGAAGTAAAGGCCTATGAAAATATGGTCAAGCAGTTCGCCAAGCCAGGTAGTATCGTTGCAGTTGTGTCTGATAGTTACGACATCTACAATGCAGCTCGCAACCTATGGGGCGAAGAACTCAAGCAACAAGTTATTGACAGTGGTGCCACCGTTGTGATTCGTCCTGACAGTGGTGATCCTGAAACCGTGTGCCGTCAGCTGGTTCAAATTCTGCACGAGAAGTTTGGTGCAGTTAAGAACAGCAAGGGCTTCTGGGTTCTTAACAATGTGCGCCTAATCCAAGGTGACGGTGTTAATGAATCAACTATCCGTAGTATCCTTGGTAGCTTTATGGCCTACGGCTACAGTGCAGACAACATTGCATTCGGTATGGGCGGCGCACTGCTACAACAACTTGATCGTGACACTCAAAAGTTTGCGATGAAGTGCAGCTCTGCACAGATCAACGGTGAATGGATTGACGTTATGAAGGATCCAATCACTGATTCTGGTAAGAAGTCTAAGGCTGGTCGTGTAACTCTTTGGAAGAGTGGTCGCGAATACTTTAGTTCTGTTGGCAAGCCAAAAACTTGGACGGACTATGGTGTCGGTGACGCAACCGAAGCACTTGAAGAAGTCTACCGTGATGGTCGACTGATCAAGGAAATCGACTTTGCTACTGTTCGAGCAAATTCGAACAAGTAAATTAATAAAGGAGTAGACAGAAATGTCTACTTCCTTTATAATAAAGTTTTTAACGCAGTAACTTTTAGGCAACAACAATGGCATACTTTCTGAAATCTGGCAATACTTTTAGCGTCTCTAGCAAAGAGGCAATGGACCTGCATGATTTCCTGCCCGCGGGCAATTACGTGGTCAAGCAGAATCCTATTAACAAGCAGTTCTATCTTGAGGTTATTGATAATTTCGAGATCAAGGGCAAACTGTACGGTAACACCACTCGCCATGCAGATCGTATCCTGAACACTTTCAAGGATCGCGGCGCCAGCACTGGTGTTATGCTGACTGGTGAGAAGGGTTCTGGTAAGACTCTGCTGACTAAAAAGATCAGCCTGCTGGCTGCGGAAGAAGGTATCCCCACCATTGTTATCAACGCACCCTGGTGTGGTGACAACTTCAACAGCTTTATGCAGACCATTGACCAGCCCACAGTGATTCTGTTTGATGAGTTTGAAAAGGTTTACGATAAGGAACAGCAAGAGGCTATTCTGACTCTGCTGGACGGCGTGTACCCCAGCAAGAAACTGTTCCTGCTGACTTGTAACGACAAGTGGCGTGTGGATCAACACATGCGTAACCGTCCGGGTCGTATCTTCTATATGATCGACTTCAAGGGTCTGGATGTTGACTTTGTTCGTGAATACTGCGAAGACAACCTGAAGAACAAGGAGCACATCAACAGCGTGTGCAACATCAGTACTATCTTTAACCAGTTTAACTTCGACATGCTGAAGGCTATGGTTGAGGATATGAACCGCTATGGTGAGACTCCTCAAGAAGTAATCCGGCTACTGAACGCCAAGCCTGAGTTCAGCAGCGAAGTCAAGTTCGACGTTAGCCTGCAAGTCAAAGGTATCGATATTGATACTGGCGATGTTGGCACCAAGGTCTGGAACGGCAACCCTCTGACGGACGAAGCAGAGATCAGCTGGAAGAACTACGATGCTGACGATGAAGCTGACAGCGATGTGCCCACCCTGGCATCTAACAGCAAGGCATCACGCGACTGGAACTGGGACTATGCTTGCTTCACTCCCAAGGACCTGATCAAGGTGGACAGTGTGAACAGCAAGTTTATCTTTGTTAACGAGGATGGCGAACGCCTGGTGCTAACTCGTAGCAAGGAACGAACTTTCCACTACGATGCGTTCTAAACAAAAGAGCCCCTAGGGGCTCTTTTTCATGCACCCGCTTCCGGGCAGTGTCTACGTAAAATATCGCATACGTCTGGAAGTGTGGTACGCCAGTTGGTGCCACGTAGTTTGTCTAACTTGTCCATGGTGCTGACAAATTCCTTAAGACGTGGTATGTGCTCATAGTCCATGTACTTTTCTAGCAGCCTGATCATAGCAGTGTACCATTTATTTCTGGCTACACCGTGATCTAGTCCTTTGTAGACGTTAATGAGTTCTTCCTTTGCCGACCTTGGCAGCGAACGAATGTCATGCCATCCTGGTCCTTCAAGGAATCTAAACTCTGCAGGCACGCCTAGCTCTTCTGCCAGAGCAGTGACCCTAATCATAGAATATATAGATGCAACACCAATACAGCAGGAAATATAATGAATGTCCATGCCATTTTCTTTTAGAGTTTTGATGTTGTTGACAATGTTGTTGTAATTGCCTGGGAACCTAATAAGGCCATAACGTTCTTCCACGTCATCAACGCTTACGCAGAAGTTTATCTTTTTAAAATGTTTGAACTTGTCTATGATTTTCTTGTTGATCACAGTCAGGTTAGTGTCGTATCTTAGTGTAATATTTTTTGCAAAATCTCTTTCCACTAGCCTTGTTAGAATTTCATTCATTGCAGGAGCAACCAGTGGCTCACCCCCAGAAAAATAAATGTGTCTTAAGTCCGGTGCTATCTTATCAAAACGTTCCCACCATATTGGGCTATCCCACCACTTAGAATAGTCTAGTATGTCCCTACCATTGGAATCTTTTGTTAGCCTATACTGTTGGTCTTCAGTTTCTGGTGGTAGTACTGTTCTGTTACCGTAAAGGTATTGCCAATCTTCATACCATAGGCTACTATACTCAGGAGAACACATAATACATTTTTGATTGCAAAGGTTACTGACTCGCAAGCCAAGGTTAACTACCTTTGCAGTTGATGTACCATCTTCCAGGGTATACTGATCGGCAGTCTCGCACCTTACATATTCTGGAATCTCCTGAGCAGTAACGGCATTGACTCTTTGGCGCTTACTACGACCCCATTTCTTATTATGACTGTTCCCCCAAGCGTCTTCCCCTTTGGTGCTATGCTCGGAATCATAGCAGTTGCGGCATCTTTTGACCTTGATGTTGTCTCTGAGCTGAAGTCTATGATCTTTATGTGTAACACTATTGATTGCCTCTTCAATTGAATGCGTTAGAACATTCATGATCTTGCCATCTTCATCATAAGCAAGACCGTAGTCTTTATTATAGTTTGCTAGGCAGCATATTTTATAATCACCAAGGGTGTTTATTTCGATTTGGCTCCAGAGTTCGCCACAAAAACTTTCTAAATTGAACATGTGATTATTTATAGGCTTGACATTTAATCCTAAATCATAAATAATAGCATATGCTTTTAAAGGAGATCAAAATGGCATAGATTGAATTCGCTTGTAAAGAAGTCGTGTTTCACTTTAACAAGAAACACCTGGAAGATCAGACCGTTCCCATGTGGGTCTTAAAATTTCATGGCGAAACATATTATGTGAATCATGTGGAATGCAATGTTCCATGGAGCACCAAAGAAACTCCCAATAATTCACATACCAAAGGCAGTATCAAGGTCAAGGACACTCTGGTTACCATTGACGACGACAACACTGCAAGCCTTAAACCATTAACTGTATTTGATAAGATTCGCCTGCGTAATCAGAAGCTGGGTATCACCCGTGTGATGTTTTCACCCAATTCCGATATTCATAAGGCACTAAAGAATAAAGAATTCAAGCACAGTCCGTTTAAAACCATTCGTGGTGCATGTGCAAGTACCTTTATTATTTGTGACCTTTTGGAAAAGGAAGAGGTCATGTTAGCAGGCCTAAAATACACAAATAATTTCAGGATACTACAGCCAAACGAGTCTTATTACAGAGAATACGATGACGTTAAGGGCGCGGTTATTCCTGTAGATTATCAACACCCGAGTACACCATATGAGTACAGTTAATTTCATGATACCAAAAAAGGATATTCGTGAGGTCGTAAAAATGGTCAAGGAGAGTGGGGTAAAATTTTACCCCATTAGAAAACAACCAAACGGATATAAGCTGGAAATTAATAAAGATCCAGTCGCTATGCTTTTGGCCCTAAAATACGGGGTTTTCTGAATATTGACAAATAATCAAAATTATCGTATAATGTCAATATGCAGTATGAAAAGCGTTATGACGAACACGGTAATGTTGCCGTACTAATCAGCCCTGGCTTCGGCGCGGGCTGGAGTACTTGGGCGCATGATGGTGAAAACGAGGCCTTGCTATTTGATAGCAGGCTCGTCGACGCCGTCCTAGCAGAAATGCCCGAGGACAAGTTTGTCGCCCTGTGTGAGAGTTTGGGCTACCAGAACTACAAAGGCGGCGCCGGCGATCTGGAGGTCTACTGGCTAGAGCCCGGCACCCGCTTTACAGTAGAAGAGTACGATGGCAGTGAAAGCATTCGTACATTTGATGATCTTTGTTACGTGGCATAAAATGGAAAAGCAAAATCGTTTTTTGGCAATGTGGGACTGCAACGGCCTCGAGTGCCTGTTTGATATCACAAACATGGAGCACGACAAGTTTTTGTCCGACCTGAAAGGCGAAGATTTTAAAACACCTTTTAACCTTGCAATGATGATGATGCGGGCACGTTATAATAGCCAGCGCAGTTACGAGATCTACATCTTCAGCACAGATCCGGAAATTAGTTACGACGATGTCAAGATCATGTTTGAGCATGATCCACAAATTATTGTAAATGCTATCCGTGAAAAGGGTAACAAGATCTATAGTGATTACACACCTAATACTAGAAAGGTGATCGCTTAACATGAAAAAGATTTACTACATTAAAGAAGGACGCAAATATGTTCCTGTCTCAGAATATGACCAAGATCTTATGTCTAGTTTTCCGAAGGGTACTCATATCGTTATGTGTTATCCTGGGGGTCAGTCTACTCGCTACAACATCAATCCTGCTTTTGCACCAATGATTGCCGCAGGCCGCTATGCAGAAGATGCCATCTGCACCGCTATGTACACAGCCAGTGAAGCCAAACCCAAAGAGCGTCCTATTACAGAACGCCAGCGCAAGGCATGGGAAGAAATGAAAGCAGCATTTGGTGACGAATTTTTCAGCTTACACTTTCCTAGCATCCGTGATCTTGCCGAAATCGGTGTAAAAGCCATGCAAGACGAGGCAGATAAACTGCTCGCACACCCTAGCGTAAAGGAAGCCTATGAACATTTCTTGTTCATGGCTAAACTTGTCAATGAAACTGAACAAAACAAAGTCTAAGGCCGTTGTTGAATTTGATGAGTTCATGGCAGACTGTGACCCTATGGGTCCATGGGCAATGCGGCGAGAAGCAATCATTAATAAAATGAACGAGCTTGCACCTCGCAGGACCGCGTATAACATGTGGGAATTTAAAAATGAAGAGGATGCTATGCAAGCGTTATTCATCTTGGGACTGAAGCTATGAAAAAACAAGAAGGCTTTAAAGTAAAGAAGATGGACAGGCGAATGACTGGTTATCCCTTTATGCGATACCATGTGGAATTTGGTGTTGGTGGTTCTCACTATATGCCACACCACGGTAGACTTGAAGAATTCTACAAGGTTATGCGCTGGTGCATTGAACAGTATGGACCCAGTCGTCCGTACAATGATTTGGTGGAGGCTATAGACCATAAAATGGAAGCAGAGGACATCAATCCCACATGGACCTGGATTAGGGATCAATTTAGAACCAAAATCATGTTCGCAGATAAAGAACAGGCCGCACATTACACATTGGTATTTGGTGCATGATTGTTCAGGGGGCAACCAGGGCAGTAGAAGCAGCAAAATGGCTCAAAGAACGCGGTTGGGCGTACTCAGTCCAGGTAATGAACAATAATCCATTCGCGGGCTTGTACGAGTTTCAGTTAAATAATAAAGAGCATGAGTTGCTCTTTAAATTAACATGGCCTTATTGAAAAATGTATTAACCCTTTTGCTACTCATACCATTGCTTGCACATAGCCAAGCCTACGGTGTCTACGATCCTAGCAAGCAACAATTCCAACAAGAATTAAACAGTACGGATGTAAGAAGTATAGCAAGTATTACCAAGATGTTCACAGCAGCCACAGTAATTCGCAGTGGTGTTAGCATGGATGAACAGGTGAAGGTTCAGGGAAAGAGTGGCGGGAGGTTTGCACGTGGTAGCATGATTGCTCGCATGGACCTGTTCAAAGCCATGCTGATTAGCAGCGACAATCTTGCAGCAGAAAGCCTTGCACATGCACACCCAGGTGGTTATGACCAGTTCCTGCGAGACGTTGAGGCTACAATTGCCCACGCAGGATTGCAGCACACAGCGATAGTTGAACCTACTGGACTTTCTGCAGACAATAAGAGCACGGTGGAGGACTTATCCAAGTACCTGGTTTACTTGCAAGCATACCCTCTTATACAGCAAGTGAGCAGCGAACGTGAAGATAATTTACAGTACAAGCGTGGTAAAAAGACAGTCACAGTTAAGTTAAGGAACACCAACCCTAGCATGTGGACTTATGATTCTATCCTGATGAGTAAGACAGGTTTTACAAATGCGGCGGGAAGGTGTGTTGCGATGTTGGTAAGACGTGGTGCAAACCTAGTCGCAGTTGTGGTTCTTGGTCAACGTGACGTAAGGTCAAGGTCACGTGTAGTTGATAACCTATTTAAAGACATACATGCTCAGACGATTACGAGCCAGATTACGTTGGTGGCGGAACAAGCGCAGCCTTAAGCGTCTGGGTTATAATTCCTGGCGTCAGTACAGGAGACAGACAGACACTGATGTATTCTTTCCTGCCAGTAAGGTAAAGGACTACTATCACGGTTATGAGTATGTTCACTGTTTTGAAAACCACAAGCACCAAATATATCAATGGGACCTTGGGTATGACGGAATGTATGTTATTGAGCAATGGTGTGAACGTCACATGCGAGGCAAGTTTCGTTTTGACTGCCTTCGTTGTTATCAGCAAACACCCATAGGCATCAATGGTCCAGAGGAACCCGAGTGGTGGATTAATGAGCTGGGCAGTGGTGACTATTTTTTCTTTGCCTGCAAAGAACCCAGTGATATGTTTCTGTTTAAGTTGCGCTGGTCATGAAAATAACATTTACCCAACTTGAAAAAAGATTAAACGGTAGCAAATACTGGCTGGCTAAACCAAACTTCATGCCTGAACCTGGCGCATTAAATTACAATATTACGCTCACTCGTCGAGCATGGAATGACATGGATGATTGGTGTGTTAGCATGTTTGGCGAACGACCAATGAACGTGTGGCCACAGGCAGGTGACCGTTGGTTCGCCAATGATAGCGCATTCTGGTTTCGCGATGAGGCAGATTGCCTGCTATTTTTGCTGAGATGGTCATGACCAAAATTACTATCAATTGTCCTATAACTTGGTGGGAACAATGCGACTGGATTAATAAAAATTGTAGCAATTGGAAAGACGTTACCTGCTGGGCAGCTTGGCAGATTGGTTATGATGACATCTACTTTTGGTTAGAAGATGAAGATGCCTTCTTGTTTACGTTAGTTTGGTCGAATGGTAACAGTAAGCGTTGATTTTTCTATCGATCAAGTCTTAGCCATCGTTAGGACGCTCAGGCGTGACGGCTATGTGCAGGGTACTCATTTTGATTTTGAATTCGTGCCCAGCAAAATGGACGAGTTCTCCTACCATAATGTAGTTAATAAGCATACAAACTTCATTTTTTATGATGAAGAATTGGCAATGATGTTTGCCCTAAAGTATAGCTCATAATTCCAAAAAATGTTACAATAGTGTATGCGAAAAACTTCGGTACATCATTGGCGATTCGAAAC